ACATGAGCGACCTTCTGGGCAAACCAGACTCTGCCGATGAGGTGGTTGCCAACGTCAGCGGCAAGGCGGTTGAACTGGTACAGCAGCGCCTCGACATGCAGACATTCATCTACATGTCCAACATGTCCAAGGCGATCAAGCGCGGCGGCGAAATCTGGCTTTCGATGGCGCGTGACATCCTGGTGGAGCCTGGCCGCAAGATGAAGGCGGTGGGCGCCGGTGGTGAGTTGTCCAGCATTGAAATGGGCAAGCCGATCCTGAATGTCGAAACCGGCGAAGTGGAATACGAGAACGATCTGAGCAACGCCAAGTTTGACGTGGCTGTTGATGTTGGCCCTGCATCGGCAAGCAAGCGCAGCGCCACCGTCCGTGCGCTGTTGGGCATGATCCAGCTTTCGCCTGATCCAGAGACGCAGCAGGTGCTGACCTCTATGGCCATGATGAATATGGATGGCGAAGGCATCGGAGAAGTTCGCGCCTATTTCCGCAACAAGCTGATCAAGATGGGCGTCATTCAGCCGACCGAACAAGAAGGCGAAAAGCTTCTGGCAGAAATGGAGGCCGCGCAACAGCCAGACCCGCAGGCGCAATATCTGCAAGCTGCCGCGATGGAAGCGCAGGCGAAGGCAGGCCAGGCGCAAGCGAACACAGAATACACCTTGGCGCGTGCGGAAGAGACCCGCGCCAAGACCGTGGAGGTGCTTGCTGGCATCCAGCAAAAAGAACGCACCAACGTAGTGGAAACAGCGAAGGCTCTGCAAGAGACCGTCGCCACCGGAATGCGGCAACCGCCCAGCCGCACAATGTAATGGGTGAGAAAATCGCGAGGATCGCATGACTGAATTGGCAGAACAGATTGAAGATGACTTTGAAGACGATGCTGAAGAAATCAATGCCGACAAGGCCGGGATGGCTGATGGCAATGATGACGAAGCGGAAGACGAAGAGGTTGTGATTTCGATTAACGGGGAAGCGCCAGCCCCGGAGGAAGATGATGAAGCCCGCGCCCCCGATTGGGTCCGGGATCTTCGCAAGAACTATCGTGAGGAGAAACGTCGATCCAAGGAATTGGAGCAGCGGCTCGCACAAGTCGAACAGCGGAACACCCAGGCGGTTGCGCCACTTGGGCAAAAGCCAACGCTTGAAAAGGCCGACTACGACACCGATCGATATGAGAAGGATCTTACTGCATGGTATGAGAAGAAGCGCCAGCATGACGAGCGTGAGGCTGCCGTAAAGTCTGAACACCAAGCCGTTCAGAAAGAATGGGAGCGCAAGCTGGAAAGCTATCAGGGGGCGAAGGCTGGCCTGAAAGTGCGTGACTTCGAGTTCGCCGAGGATGTCGTCCAAGACAATCTCAGCGTCATGCAGCAGGGCATGATTGTGCAAGGTGCCGACAACCCGGCCTTGGTCGTTTATGCTTTGGGCAAGAACCCGAAAAAGGCGAAGGAAATCGCTTCCATTACAGATCCCGTGAAGTTCGCTTTTGCGGTTGCGAAATTGGAGACGCAGTTGAAGGTATCTAACCGCAAGGCTCAATCGTCACCCGAGCGCAAGATCAGCGGCACCGCCCGCCCATCTGGCGCGGTTGACAGCACCCTAGACCGCCTGCGGTCTGAAGCAGAAAAGACTGGCGACTATTCCAAAGTTTTCCAGTATAAGAAGCAGAAGGCCAAGGGCTAAACCCCCATATGAAGGACCACGGAAATGGCTAACGCTTTTTCAAAAGAAGAACGAGTTGCCTTTGAGAACATCCTCGAAGGCTTCAACGATGCGCTGGTGATGTCGCGCAACGTGTCGGTGTACAACACCGATGGATCGATGATGGAACGCACGAACGACGTGATCTGGCGTCCGCAGCCCTACATTGCGACCTCGATCAACGGCGCACCGCGCACCGACATTTCGGCCCAGTTCATCGACTTCACGCAGCTTGCTGTTCCGGCAACGCTCGGCTTCAACAAGACCGTGCCGTTTGCTCTGGACGCTCTGGAACTGCGTGACCAGCTGCAGGAAGGTCGCCTTGGCGATTCCGCGAAGCAGAAACTGGCTTCGGACATCAACGTCGCCATCATGAACGTGGCCGCTGCCCAGTCCACGATGGTCGTGACCCGCTCCGGTTCGGCTGGCGGTTACTCCGACGTTGCGGAATGCGATGCCGTGTTCAACGAGCAGGGCGTGCAAATGTTTGACCGTTATCTGGCGCTGTCGTCGCGCTCGTATAACGGGATGGCGTCTGATCTTGCTGGTCGCCAGACCATGACGGGCAAGCCGACAACCGCCTATGAGCGGTCGTTTGTCGGTGAAGTCGCTGGCTTCCAGACGTACAAGATGGACTATGCCAACCGCATTCTGGGGAACACGACCCCGGTCGGTGACATCACCATCAACGGCGCCAACCAGTACTACACCCCGCGCGCGACCTCGACCGCAGGCACGGGTGAAACCAACAACGTGGACAACCGTTACCAGTCGCTCAACGTCACCTTGGCAGCCGGTGCTGTCGTGCGTGTCGGCGATTGCTTCCGTTTGGCAAGCGTAAACGCGGTGCACCACATCACCAAGGGCGACACTGGCCAAGCCAAGACGTTCCGCGTGATCTCGATCACCTCGGGCGGCGGCACTGCAGGCAACAACACCATCGTCATCTCCCCGCCGATCATCTCGGCGCAGGGCACGACCGATGCTGAACTGCAGTACAAGAACGTCACGGCGACCCCGGCCAACGGTTCGACCGTCACGATCCTGAACGTGGACGCTGCCGACATCAACTGCTTCTGGCAGAAAGACGCTCTGGAAATCTTGCCGGGCCGTTACGCAATCCCCGCCAACGCTGGCGTGGACATCATGCGCGGCACGACCGACCAGGGCATCGAACTGGTGATGCAGAAGTTCTACGACATCAACACCGCCATCACGAAGTATCGCATGGATACCTTCTTCGGCGTTGTGAACAAGCAGCCCGAGATGTCGGGCATCTTGCTGTTCAATCAGGTTCCCTGATCTGATAGCATCGGGGGCGGGGAAACTCGCCCCCTTTCACCTTTGACAATGGGATAGTGCCATGCCGCTGACAAAAGGTTACAGCCGCAAATCCATCGGAGAGAATATCAAGATGGAAGAGAAGTCTGGGAAGCCGCGCAAGCAGGCTATTGCCATCGCGCTAAACACGGCACGCACCGCTGCCATGAAGGCAGGCAAGCTGTCGAAGGCACCGAAAGGCAAGAAGAAATGACGACCATGCTTTACAAGTCTCCCGGCAAGGTCAAGCGCAGCGCCACCGAGACGTTTGACACCTGCATCGTGGAAGACGACGAGATTGAAGCCACCATCGAGGCGGGGTGGCATTACACCGTGCGCGCGGCTATCGATGCCGCAAGCGGTCCTGCACCCGAGGCCAAGCCAAAGCGTGGCCGCCCGCGCAAATCTGAGGCTCTGTGATGGCATACACCAAGCGCGACATTGTGAACCGGGCGTTTGAAGAGATAGGCCTTGCGGGCTATGTCTACGATCTGGCCCCGCAGCAGCTTGAGGGCGCTTTGCAGCGTCTTGATGCTATGATGGCAACGTGGAACGGCAAGGGCATCCGCCTGCGCTATCCTCTGCCATCCTCAACGGCTGCCAGTGATCTTGACCAAGATATCGGCGTCCCTGATGACGCGCTTGAAGCCATGCACCTCAATCTGGCTGTTCGCATCGCGCCTGGTTATGGAAAGAGTGTTTCGCCAGACACGAAGGCAAATGCGCAGATGTCATACAAGGCGCTGTTGTCCAGATCGACCTTCCCGGTTGAGATGCAGCTTGGCAACATGACGATCCCGTCTGGCCAAGGCAACAAGGGCTGGCGCTACTACAACGACGCGTTTCTGCGTCAACCAATTGACCCGCTGACGGTTGGACCGGACAGCGCCTTGACATGGGATTGACGCGATGACCAACATCAACCAGCTTTCTTCGCTCGACACGATCCAGCTTGGCGATCTACTCGCTGTCTGGGCCACGAATAATGGCGACACGCGCAAGGCATCAATGAGCCTGATGCTGTCGTTCATGCAGGCCAACCTGACGGTGCCGGGGTCGTTGACAACGCAATATGCGGCACCCAGCGCCACTGCGTTTTCGGTCACTGTATCTGCGGCAAATACTTGGCTGCTGCTGACCCCCACGTCAACCTTTGCGTCTGGCACCATCGTTCTGCCATCGGCCCCTACTGACAGATCTGAGGTGAGCGTCAACTGCACGCAGATCGTCACGGCGCTGACCGTCTCGGGCGCGGGCAGAACGGTCACAGGCGCACCGACCACTTTGGCTGCGGCCAATGCCTTCTTCACCATGCGGTTCGATGCGGCAACAAATGCCTGGTATCGGGTCTCTTAACCAAAGGATCACAGACATGTTCCTCTATCCATCCGCAGCCAGCACAGAAAAAGAAATCGCCATTCCGCGCGGATCGTCTCTCAGTGTTGGCAGCATTGGCGACCAACCGTCGCTGGTTCAGATCGGCGTGCAGGAGCCGACAGGTGTTGTTGAACTGCTGAACCGCGCGCAGACCTTTGGCCCCTATGCGAATGACCGCATGGCCACGATCTACAATCGCGGCGCGACGGTTGAATACGATGTTGGCACGCAGCCGAAGCTTCGCAGCTTTCCGACTCTGGTGCTTGGCTCTCTGACGCCTGTTGCGCTGGTGGAGCCAGCGGCAACATTCATCACGCTGACCTACGAAACCAACGCAGGCTTGGTCCGTCTGGTGAGCGCAGGCGCGCATGGCCTGACAGCAGCCGTGGCAGTCGGTGCAAGCGTCTATGTGACCTGGGCCACTGGCACGGGCGTCAACGGCTTCTATGAGATCACCGCGCTTGATACCGACACCACGGGCGTCAAGATTACGATCAACCTGCCGTTTGTGGCTGGCCTTGGCACACCGACCGTCGCAGTGGCCAATACTGTGGTCACGCTGGCATCTGTCACGGTGCCGGGCTGGTCGATGGGCGTTGGCGGCGGCATGGAGATCGATGCCCTGTTTACCATCACGAACAGCGCCACGGCCAAGAACCTCGGCCTGACCTATGGTGGCGGCGTCCTGATGGCAGTCAGCGCAGGCAGTAACGCGAGTGCTTGCGCGCAGAAGCTGCTGTGCAATCGCGGATCTTCGCAGATTGTAAGCAACGCGGCCAACCAAGTAGGACACGGGCTTTCGACAGGCGCCAACGTGTTCTTGAGCGTTGACGCCACCGTTGACCAAACCTTTGCGATCACCGCGCAGCCTGCCGCTGCGAACAACATCGTGAAGTTGGAAGCCTTCAAGCTGCACATCAACTTCTAAGGGGCAGCAATGCAGATCGGCATCATCAATGGGATCTACACGGATGGCTCGCCCGATTTTAGGACGGGCTATCCTGTCAACCTTGTGCCTGTGCCGAAATCCACGGGCATCTCGGAAGGCTATCTTCGCCCAGCAGATGGCATCGTAAAAACAGGTGACGGCCCTGGATCAAACCGAGGCGGCTTGAACTGGGAGGGCGTGCTGTATCGCGTGATGGGCACCAAGTTGGTTACTGTCGCGCAGAACGGCACTGTCACTGTGATCGGGGATGTGGGCAGCGGTGGGCGCGTGACGTTCACCTACAGCTTCGACTATCTGGCGGTCACGTCTGGCGGGCGGCTTTACCTGTATGACGGCACAACGCTGGCGCAGGTAACCGACCCAGATCTGGGCACGGCTTTGACCGTTGTCTGGGTTGATGGGTATTTCATGACGACAGACGGCGAATTTTTGATCATCACGGAACTAAATAACCCCTTCGCCGTTGACCCTCTGAAGTATGGATCATCCGAAGCTGACCCTGATCCTATCAAGGCACTGTTGAAGCTGCGGAACGAGATATACGCCCTCAACCGCCACACCATCGAGGTGTTCGATAACACTGGCGCAGCGGGCTTTCCTTTCCAGCGCGTCACTGGCGCCCAGATGCAAAAGGGGTCGCTTGGCACATACACTTGCTGCGTCTTTGGCGAGGCAATTGCTTTCATGGGCAGCGGCACCAACGAAAACATCTCGATCTATGTTGGGGCCAACGGCACGGTGCAAAAGATTGCCACGCGCGAGATTGAGGAAATCCTGTCAGGCTACACCGAGACGCAACTCGCTGGCACGTTCATGCAGGAGCGCACCGAGGGCGCGCATGAGTTCCTTGAAATCCATCTGCCTGATCAAACCATTGTATTTGATTCCGCAGGGTCGCAGGCTATTGGCCAGCCTGTCTGGTTTATATTGCGCACGTCTCTAGTCGGTCTTGGCCAGTGGGCTGTATGCGATGCCGTCTTTGCCTATGATCGGTGGAACGTCTGCAAGCCTGCTGACACTGACGTGGGATATCTGGACAAGAACATCGCCACGCACTGGGGCGAGACCATCGGCTGGGAGTTTGGCACGGCTATTGTGTACAACGAAGGACGCGGGGCGATTTTCCATGAGATGGAACTGGTCAGTCTGACGGGCCGCGTGCAGCCTGGCGCTGATCCGACTGTCTGGACATCGTATTCGCTGGATGGGCTGACCTACAGCGTGGAGAAGCCTGCGCGTGTGGGCAAGCTGGGCGAATACAACAAGCGAGTGGTCTGGCTTCAGCAGGGCCACATGCGCAACTGGCGTCTGCAGAAGTTCAGAGGCACTAGCGAGGCGCAGCTTGCAATGGCACGCCTGGAGGCGCGGGTTGAGCCGCTGGCGTTCTGATGGCTGATCCTTTCACTCTCAATCGAAACCAGATTTCCCGCTTCGTCGGCAATGATCCCGATGCGATACGTGCCATTGAACGGCTCTTCCAAGTCGCTGGCACATTGACGCCATCCGAGATTGCAACGCTGACGCAATTGATCTCGGACAACGTCTATTCCACCGGATCGGCAGACAACAAGGCCGAGGTCGCTTTGGCCAACGCTACGAATGCTGAACAGCTTGCCAATCTCGCTGCAATGCAGCCAGCCCCGCAAGATCCGCGCTTGGATCGGTTGCAAGACGTGGATGCTCCGTTCGCAGCGGCGGGCATGGTTATAATCTACGATGCCACAAGGCGCGTCTGGTTGGCCAATACGATCACGCCAGGCGCAAACATTTCCATAACCAACGCAGATGGCTCGATCACGATTGCTGTTTCTGGGCTTGGATCAATGGCGTTTGAGAATATCGGCGCGTCTGGGTCATTCGTCGCAGGCATTCAAACAGTAACCGTCGTTGACGGCATCATCACAAGCATAGTCTAAGGAGGTCGGTATGGCAGTCACGCCAAAGGTTCTGATCCCAGCCAAGCAGGCTGAGAGTGCGCAGACCGCGCAATACACCGCTACGGCGGTCAAGGCGATCATCGACAAGTTCACCGTCACCAATACCAGCGCCAGCAACGTCGCGCTGTCGGTAAACCTTGTGACGGTTCTGGGGACTGCCGGGGCAAGCAACCGGATCATCGATGCCCGCACCATCGTGCCAGACGAGACCTATACCTGCCCTGAGTTGGTTGGTCATGTGCTTGAGGCTGGTGGCTTCATCTCGACGCTGGCCAGTGCGGCCACGTCTCTCACAATTCGCTGTTCAGGCCGGGAGGTTTCATAATGGACGACATGATGATTGAGTTTGGTCTTTCGACCACAAAGATCGTTTCTGCATCGCAGAACCGCAAGAATCGCCAGATGGTGATTGATGAATGGCAGCTTGGCCCCGAGAAGGCTTCGGTTGAACCGAATGACAACAAGGAGTTCTGGGCGTCGGTCGGCAAGGCTTGGGGCATGGATGAGAAGGAAGCGCGGCGGCGTCTTTGCGCCAACTGCGAATACTTCCAGAACGACCCTATGTTCCAAGCCAAGATGGAAGCCATCCCGCTTGACAAGTTTGACATGGACGGCGGTGGTCGCGGCTATTGCGGAAAGTTTGATTTCGTCTGTCACAACCTGCGCACTTGCCAGGCGTGGGAAGAAGATGACTGAGGGCTTGGCAAAATGAAGGATTTGCGCGATACTGCCGACGCTGAGACCAACGGCATCCAGCAGCCATGTTCCGCAGAGGGCGCGTTGGTGCAGGTCAATCACGACATCGCTGTTGCGACATCGCTCGATCACATCGAGGCGATGATGCTTTCTGCGCCGCAGGTTGATTGCCCGGTTGTGCACCATTTTGGGGCAGGGATATACATCCGCGAGGGTTTTATTCCTGCTGGGACTTACATCATGGGTCATGCTCACAAAAAGCAAACGATGAATGTATTGCTCAAGGGAAAGATGGCTGTTTTTGTCAACGGTCAGGCAAAGGTCATCGAGGGGCCATATATATTCATCAGTGAACCGGGCCGAAAGTTTGGTTATTCTATTGAAGACTGTATCTTTCAGAACATCCACGCGACAGACAAAACAGATTTATCTGAGATAGAAGACGAGTTCATCGATAAGAGCGAAGCATGGAATGATAAGCAGATTGAAATTTCCATCGTAGAAGCAATTGTAGAAGCAATTGATGACGAAACAAGAAAATGTCTTGAGAGGTCAAACTAATGTGGGTCGCAGCAGCAGTACTTGGCGGATCAGTTATCAGCGGCATCGTGCAGTCAAAAGCTGCAAGCAAAGCCTCAACAGCACAGGTTGAGGCTGCAGACAAAGGTGTTGAAGAGCAGCGCCGCCAGTTTGACGCCATCCAGCAGCTTCTAAAGCCTTACATTGAAACAGGATCTAGCGCGTTGTCTCAGCAGGCTGCGCTTGTTGGGGCTGGTGGTGTTGATGCGCAGCGCGCAGCGATAACTGCTTTGGAGCAGGGGCCAGAGTTTCAGGCACTGACCCGGCAAGGCGAGGAGTCAATCCTTCAAAATGCAGCGGCCACGGGCGGCCTTCGTGGCGGCAACGTGCAGGGCGCTCTTGCCAAGTTCCGGCCCGAGATTTTGAGCGGTCTTATCAATCAGCAATACAGCCGCCTAGGCGGCCTTGCCAGCGCAGGGCAAGCGGCTGCGACCGGGCAGGCAGGTTTTGGCCAGCAGACCGGAGCGAACATTGCGAACCTGTATGGCCAAGTCGGCGCAGCACAGGCCGGTAATGCGCTGGCGCAGGGCCAGACTTGGGGCAATCTGATTGGAAACGTTGGAATGCTTGCTGGGCGTGGCGCCGCTTATCAGGGATACACGCCTCAAGGAGCCACCTCGCCGCTGACATTCGGTCAGGGCATGTTCTACAACGGAGGCGCGTTCTAATGGAACCGATCAACTACATGCTCGACGTGAAAAGCCCCATTGAGCAGGCGCTGATGGGATATGGCTTGGGTCGCCAGGACATTGAGCAAACCCAAATCATGCAAGAACGGTCGCAGGCGATGGCTCTGCGTGCGGCTCAAGAATCCCGTGCGGCGGCGGCTGCTGAGGAGCAACGCGCGGCGGCTGCCAAGGAGCGCGCCAAGGCTGATGCCATGCAGGCGCAGTTGATGCAGCTTCGCCAAAGTGCGATTGATGGCAAGTTGACCGTTGATGCGTTGAACCAATATGCGCTTGGCAACGCTGATACCTTTGCCGAATTTGCAACAGCATTCAGTGCGATTGAATCTGCAAAGCGGCAGCCTCAAGTTCAGTTCAACATTGAAACAACTATTCCTGCGCTGACAGGAAACCCCGCCGCTGCGCTGGCATTGTTTGATGAGCGCATTGCGGCTGCGGAGAATACAGGCACGCCAGAGGCTATGGCCGAGGCGCAAGCATTGCGCGCGAATCGTGCCATTCTTGAGGCAGACCCCCGCGCATACGGGGTTTCCATGCTTGGCACCTTGGTTGCAACCCGCGCGATTGACGACAAGCAGGCCGAGACGATCCTCAAGCTGGCGGGGCAGGATCAGGCAGTACCAGAAGGTGCGTCGCCTCTGGGCAAGATTGCGCAAGACGTGGAAGCCGGTCTCATCCCGCAAAGCGTTCTTGATGCGGCTATCGATCTGGAAACCAAAGCAAAGGAAGAAGGTTTGACGCTGCAGCAGAAGATTGCAGAGGAAGCCCGCCTGCGCGGTGAATATGCAAAGCGCACGGAGGATCTGGGTGCGGCTGAACGCAATTTCTCAATCATTGAAACGTCGTCACTGGATCAGAGCGGTGCAGGTGACATCGCGCTTGTTACGTCGTTCATGAAGATGCTGGACCCAGGATCGGTGGTGCGTGAAACTGAATTCGCGACTGCTGCCAACGCGGGCGGTCTGCTGGCGCGCTTGACTGGCATTGCGGCAAAGGTTGAGGACGGGCAATTCCTAAGCGAACGGCAGCGCGCTGACTTCACGCGCCTTGCCGGGGAATATCTGAGAGCCGCTAAAGCGCAGGAGCAGGGCGTTCAGCAAAGCTATCAACTGATTGTCGATAACTATGGGCTTGACCCGATCAACGTGTTCGGTGCGCGTGCTGCGACTGCTGCGACTGCAGGCACTGCAGGCACTGCCCCTGCGCCTGCCGCTGCCCCGGCGCCTGCTGGCGGCGATGCAAAGGCTGCATTCATGGCCGATCCCAAAGTCATGGCACTGGCCCCTGATCTCCGTGAATTTGCTTGGAAAGTTTACCAAGAGAAAATGGGGCAATAATGGCAGATCTAGACCCAATCGCGCTTGCTGTTGCAATTGCCGAGGCGACGGCCAAAGGCGAGCTACAAAAGCCCCAAGGCATGACTGCCGATCTGGAGCGGCAACTTGGTCTGACAGCACGTTATGGTGCGCAAGGTTTGGCTGGCATTGGTGGCATTGTATATGACCCCATTGCCGCAGTGCAGAACTACCTTTTCGGAACCGAAGTGCAGCCACTGCGTGAACAGGTCAAGCGAGTGTTGACGGATCTAGGCGTGCCTGAACCTGAGAGCGCTATGGAGCGTGTTATCGGGGCGATCAGTGAGGGTGCGGTTGGTGCTGGTGGCCAAGCTAAAATGGCTCAGTATGGCGCTGACGTGTTGACGGGTGGCGCAAGACAAGTTGCCACCCAGCTTGCAGCCCAGCCTGGCGCACAGGCTGTGGCAGGCGGCACGGCTGGCGCTGCGGCACAGGCCACAGCAGAAGCAGGCGGCGGCATGGCCGCGCAACTGGCGGCTGGCTTGGTTGGTGGCGTCGCTGGCGGACGTGCCGCTGGGGTTAGAACAGAAACGCCTTCGGCGGCCTTGCCAGCCGCTGTGCGCGAGGCAGAAGATCTAGGTATCCGCGTGATGACTACTGACGTGCGCCAGCCGACGACCTTTGCTGGCCGATGGTTGCAACGCACTGGCGAGATGATCCCCGGCGCTGGAACTGGTGGCCCGCGTGCTGCGCAGCAGAAAGAACGAATTGATGCATCGGTTGATCTTTTGCGCAACTATGGCGTCACCGAGGCATCAGCCGCAGACAACACCATCATCTCGAATGTGGCCAAAGATCTTCTGGCACGTCGTGGCGAAAACCTGAAAAAATACACCGGCATGAAGACCGAGGTGATTGACCGCCTGTCGCAGCCGAATAGCACTGTGCCAGTTGCAAAATCTGTTGCCAAGATCGACGAGGAAATTGCACGCCTGAACAGCATCAGCCCGACGCAGTTTAAGCCCGTGATCGATCGTCTGATCACTTGGCGTGACGATCTTACAGGCACGCGCGAAGTCAACCTTCCGAATGGTCAGACGCAAGTGGTCCAGCAAGGACAGCCTTTGGCGACTATCGAGGTTCTGCGTAAGCAGATCGGCGAAGCGTTTACTGATCCAAGCTTGGCGGCTGTGCGTAGTGAGGGCGAGAAGGTTCTAAGCCGCATCTATGCACCGCTGCGCGAGGATATGGCAGACTACATCAAAGCCAACGGGCAGCGCCGTGACTTTGACAAGTGGAACATTGCCAACAGGCAGCTTGCCATGATGGTCGGCGAACTTGAACTTGGGGCGATGAAAGCTGCTTTGGCCAAGGGTGACACATCGCCTGAAGTTGTCCGCACGTTGCTGTTCTCGGCCAAACCCAGCGATGTGAAGGCGCTTTATCGAGGCCTGTCCGCTGAAGGCAAGAGCAATGCGCGCACGGCTGTTTTGCAGGAAGCTTTCAGCAAGGTCGGCGGAAACTTTGAGAACCTAAGCCCCGATCAGTTCAAGCGTCAGTTGATACGCCTTGGCGCACCCATCGGGGTGTTTTTCTCTGGGGAAGATCTGAAGTCCGTTGAGGGGCTGATCCGCGCGCTGAAGATGACTGAGCAGGCTGGGCGCGCTGGCGTTTCACCTCCGACTGGCGTGCAGGCTGTGCCTGTTGTCGGCGCGGCTATCTTGACCGACATCCTAGGAAATGCTGGCGCTGGCATCGTTGGCGGTGCAACCATTGGCGGCATTGCCCGTCTGTATGAAAGCGCGCCTGTGCGAAACATCCTGTTGAAGCTGCCGCAGGTCGCCAGAGGCAGCAAGCAAGAGCAGGAACTCATCAAGCAGCTAACGGCGGCTCTGCGCGCAGAGAAGGCGGCTGAAGATCAGCCACAGGCAGGTCCGCAATGATACTATACCCGTCCATGCATTTCGTGGTAAAAGTCACGCGAAAGGATGCCCAATGCCGCTAACGCAACTTACCCCGCCGTATCCGATTTTCACCGACAAGAACGGATCGCCGCTCGATGCGGGCTATCTGTATTTCGGCACGGCGAACTTGAACCCGGAAACCAACCCGATCCAAGTTTACTATGACAGCACCCTGACGCAGCCAGCAGCCCAGCCGCTGCGCACGTCAAACGGTTACGTCATGCGCAATGGCAGCCCGGCGTTGATCTATGCCAACGAACAATTTTCGGTCACCGTGCGCAACAAAAACAGCGAGTTGGTGATCTACAGCCCGGTCGGCTATGGCATAATCCCTGCGTCGTTCGTCAACACCAATCAGATGACTTATAACCAAGGCGGGACGGGCGCAGTTTCTCGCATCCTGACCTCTCGTTTGCAGGATTTCGTCTCTGTCAACGACTTTGGCGCTGTGGGCGACTGGAACGGCACTCAATCTGTGCCGGGAACTGGGACAGATGACACGGCGGCAATACAAAGCGCAATCAATTATTGTGTGGCAAACGGTGTTGGCCTTTTCTTCCCGCCTGGACGGTATCGTACCACCGCACCGCTCGTGATTGATCGCTCGTTTAACACCGAAGACCCCACTAGCGGTGGGATGTTTGGCATTGCGCTTGAAGGAGCAGACCCAGCCTCGTGCCAGATTGCGTCTGACCATAATGGCGCTTGCATTAGCTTTATTGGTGGTGCTGGCGCTGGATGGCATACATATTTCACATTTTCAGGCATTGGCCTTCTCAAGGCAAACTATGCACGCAATGCGGGTTCTATCGGCTTGAAGATGGATCAGTCGGTTTACTTTAATATTCAAAATTTTGATATGTCATTTTTTGAATATGGTATCTACGGCACAGATTGTTTGTCTGGGTCATTCTCTACCGGCAGCATTCGATTGAATAACTACGGTTTCAAATTTCTGAAGGGGACACGAAGCCACCCAAACAACATATCCTTCCGTGGCGTCATCACGCTGAACAACCAGATTTATGGCGGATCGCTGATCAAACCATCTACGTTTAACTACATCGGTGGGTCTATCGAGAGTAACGGGTACACAGGGATTCTGGCCGATCCAAATTCATGGGGGCTTTATGTTGAGCAGCCCGGTTCAGAAGGCGCGGTCGGCATTAACTTGAACGGCACGTATATTGAAAACAACAATGGCAAGGCTGACGTTTGGATTGTAAGCACCACAACTGCTGTCACGAACGTATCTATGAACACCTTTTCTGGATGCTCATTTTTAAGATTTTCGGACACACGCTATGTCACGAACAACATTCTACTGGATGGTGCAAACCCTAGCTTGGTGTCTATCAGCGGTTGCGGGTTTAAGGACTATGCGCCGTATGTTTCTAGTGCGGCACGTTTATGGGTGGCAACTGGCAACTCTCAAGTGCTTGATGCTGGTGGCAATTTGCTTTGTGACACTACTGGTGGTCTGGTAGGTCTTTCGGTTTCTGTTTTTGCACCAATCGGATCATACCACCAAATTCCTTTTGCGTCTTTGCCTAGCGCGTCAAGGTTTAGAAACGGTATTCAGTATTGCGCAGACGGAACGGGAAGTTCGCTGCCATCTCTGGCGGTTTCTGATGGAACAAATTGGTGGCAAATCCCACTCGGGCAATTTTCTGGCCGCGTTGCAAGTGCTGGAACTTCTTTGCGACTGCCCCGTGGTTGGTCATGTACTAAAACAGGAACGGGGATTTATGTTGTCACGCACAATCTCGCGCTTTCTCCAAATACCTATGCGGTGGTGGCAACCCCATCTGGCGCTGCTGGCCTCGGCTATTGCTCTGGCATGGCCTTGTCGAGCAACACGTTTGAAATCTACTTTGCCAACACTGCAGGTGCGGCTACTGACATGGATTTCAACTTCACCATGAACATCATCTGAGGAACCCGGCATGGCAATGTATTACTGGGTCGGCGGAACTGGAACTTGGGATAACGCCAGCAATGCTAGATGGTCTCTGTCATCTGGCGGCGCTGGCGCTGCTGGCATTCCAACCAGTGCTGACAATGTAATTTTTGACGCAAACAGCGGAGCAACTGCAACTGTCACTGTTGCCTCTACTGCTGCCTGCCTTGCCTGCACGGTCAACAAAGCCGACATCACGCTGTCTTTCTCTGGAAGCCCAACCTTCGCTGGAGCGTTTACGTTTACTCAGGGGACGATCAACCTCAACAGCTTCAACCTAACGTCTCTGACATTCTTGGGAGCCAATGCCAATGTTAGGACGCTGGCCTTCGGAACTGGCAGTATAACAGTCACCGGAAACAACGGCATTGCTTTCACAATAGGCAACCGAACGAATGCCACGATCACCGGTACGCCTCGCGTTTTCTCTACATATGCGGGGGCTGTCGGAACGCGGACGATCAACCTGGACAATGGTTCTGGCACATATGCCACTCGCATTGCTCTATTTGTCACTGCTGGAACCGACATTGTTACAACAACAGGCAACTCAAACGGCGATCTGGATTTCACAGGTTTTGGTGGAACTTGGGCGCTTGGGTCTTTCGCATCCACATATCGCGGCGGCCTGATCCTGAATGCGACTATGACCGTCGATAGCGGAACAAACACTCTTCAGACGTTCAACGCAACAGGTGGCCCGCATCAGATTAACTTATTCGGGAAGACCATAAATGCGCCTGTAACATTCAACGGAGTTGGTGGGTCTTGGCAGCTTACAGGGTCGTTTGCCATATCTAGCGGCCGGAAATTGACGCTGACCAATGGAACACTGGACGCCAATGGTCAGAATGTCAGCTTCGGTGACTTTGGGCTTGGTGCTGGGACAAAGACATTGAGCATCGGCAGCGGAACTTGGTCTGTGCTGTCTGGAAACTTTGAAAGTAATACAAACGTCACGGGGCTGACAGTTTCGTCTGCAACTGGTGTCATTAGCATGAACAGTGCCAGCGCAAAGAATTTTGTGGGCGGTGGAAAAGCATGGCCTACACTAAACCAAGGCGGTGCTGGCACGCTCTTGATTGAGTCAAGCAATACGTTTGCAAACATCACGAACAGCGTGCAGCCCGCAACCATCACGATTGCTGCCAGCACGACGCAGACGGTTGCTGCCTTTGGCGTCTCTGGCACCGCTGGCAACCTCATCACGCTGGATAGCAGCCCAGCAGGCACGCGCGCCACGTTGAGCAACAGCACCGGGACGGTTGAGGTGTCCAACGTCTCGATCAAAGACATCTCTGCTACCGGCGGCGCAAATTGGAATGCGTTTCTGAAATCAGGTAACGTGGACGCAGGGAACAACTTGGGCTGGGATTTCTTCCCTGCTGTCAGGAGGGTTTTCAGCCAGGTGTTCACGTCAATCTTCCGACCCATTTTCTGACAGGAGGCGATCATGCCCGCGACAACCAAGACCCTATCGGCCCAGAACACCTTCACCGATGCCATCCTCATCATCGGTGATTTCAATCTGTCAATCTCGGGGACATTCGCCGCCACGGTGACGGTGCAACGCTCGACCGATGGCACGGTTTGGCGCGATGTTGACACCTGGACCATACCGGTCGAGGAAGTCGGCTATGACCCGATGAAGAACTTTTATCGGGCTGGCATCAAGACAGGTGCCTACACGTCTGGATCTGCCACGATCACGCTGAACGGCTACGACAACTGGCCGCCTCGTTATTGATATGGCAAAGGGTCTTTACGCCAACATCGCAGCCAAAAGGCGCCGCATCAAGCTGGGCAGCAATGAAAAGATGCGCAAGCCTGGCACCAAGGGCGCACCCACAGCGGCGGCTTTCAGAGCATCTGCTGTGACGGCCAAGCCGAAGAAGAAGGGCAAGTGATGTCCAAGACACCAGCGTGGATGCGCAAAGAAGGCAAGTCTGCCAGCGGCGGCTTGAACGCCAAGGGGCGCGCATCTGCGAAGGCTGAAGGCATGAACCTGAAAGCCCCGGTGAAGTCTGGCAACAACCCTCGCAGGGCGTCGTTCCTGGCGCGCATGGGCAACATGCCGGGGCCTGAACGCAAGGATGGCGAACCAACGCGCCTGCTGCTGTCTTTGAAGGCGTGGGGCGCATCCAGCAAAGCCGACGCGCGCAGAAAAGCCAAGGCAATCTCCGCACGCAATAAGGGGAAGTGACAATGGACTATAGAGAGCTGGCAAAACAGATAGCGATCGAGGAGGGCATTGATCCCGACGTGTTCGTGCGTCTGGTTGAAGCCGAAAGCAGTTTCAACGCTGACGCAGTATCATCGGCGGGTGCGTTGGGTCTGGCTCAATTAATGCCTGGCACTGCTGCTGATCTCGGCGTTGACCCGATGGACCCTGAACAAAACCTGCGCGGCGGGGCGCGATATCTCAGGATGATGCAGGACGAGTTCGGCGACATGCCCACGGCTCTGGCCGCCTATAACGCTGGGCCAGGCAATGTGCGCGCATATGGTGGCATGCCGCCCTTCAAGGAAACGCAGAACTACGTTGCCAAGATCCTCGGCACGGGCGTGGCTGATACTGCCTTCAATGGCCGGTCGGCGAACCTCCCGTTGACGATGGGGCAGCCTGCTGGGAATGACTACGGCATTGCATCGACGGCTCGGATGCCGCCGTTCACAATCCCACAATTGCGCAGCACGCAGTCAGATGCACTGGCAGCATATGACCCTTATGCTATCTTGCAGCAGTTCAATTTGAAGTAACGGTTTGGAGACTAAGATGGAAATAATCCGCACATTTTGGCCGCTTGCCGTTGCTTTCGTGGCAACCATCGTCTGGCTGATCCGCCTGGAAGCGCGCAGCGTTGAGAACAGCAAGGAGATCAAGCGGCTGTGGTATCAGCGCAAGGAAGACTTGGAGACGTCCAAGCAGGCGCGCGAGGAAACCAACAAGATGCTGTCCGAGATCCGCGATGATATAAAGTCCCTGATTTCGCGGGTTGGCAGCAAATGAGACAGTGGGACGCGCGCAGCCTTCGAAACCTGACGGGTATTCACCCAGATCTGCGCCGTGTCATGGACCGGGCATTGCAGGAAGCACCGTTTGCTTTTGTCGTGACTGAAGGTCTGCGCACCATTGAACGCCAGCGTGAACTTGTGCGCGTCGGTGCGTCGAATATCCTCAACAGCCGTCACCTCACCGGCCATGCCGTCGATCTGGTCCCCTATGTGGACATCGACAAGAACGGCAAGGTCGAGGTCGAGGAGATGTACGCATGGCCGCTCTACTACAAGCTGGCGCCTGTCATTAAGGCCGCTGCTGACAAGGAAGATGTGGCCATTGTCTGGGGCGGTTCGTGGCGAAGCTTCAAGGACGGCCCGCATTGGCAGCTTGATCGCCGGGTCTATCCGGCAAAATGAGGAGACAATCATGACTGGTGAGCAAATCGGCGGCATCGTCCGCGCATTGGCGGCGGCAATCGGCGGTTATTTCGTCGGGCAGGGCTTGGTGGACGCGGAAACCGTCACCACCATCGGCGGCGCTGCTGCAACGATTGCTGTCGCTGCCTGGTCGATCTACGCCAAGCGCAAGGCATGAAGGCTTTTACTGCGATCATCGGCCAGATCGTTTGGAAGTTCCTGACGATCTGGTTGATCCGCGCGGATGCTGTAACGGACGCCAAGCGCAAACAAGACACGAAGGCCCATGAGAGGATGAATGATGCGGATCTGGGCATTGGTGCTGCCGATGGCGATCATATCAAGTGGATGCGTGAGTTCGCAGACCGCAACAAGCGTTGATCGTTTGCGCGCCCCTGCGGCTGCGCACGCTATCGCTTTGGCAGGCGATGACATGGCAGCCGCCCGGATTACAGGCAGGGCCTTCTTGGCGCAGCTAGAGGCGCTGGCGGGCTGGTAAGGTCATGGCTTGGCCTTTGAAGGCTTGCAGTTAATCGGATACGGGCACTTTCCAGCCGCCGCATTCCAGCCGCAGATGCAGATTTTCTTTGCGGTCATGGCTTGGCCTCCAATGCGGCTAGGGCGGCGCATGAGTTGCGATAAACCAACTGCCGACCGGATAGCGATTTGTCCCAGTCGTCTTGCTTGGCAATGATACACATATCATCCAACGCCTCCACCAGCGCCGCCACCTCGGGCAGCTTCAACGCATGGGCAAGCAGGGCCGCGTGGGTGGGCAGGGGGATTGAGCGGATGGCGTTGAATACCGCCGGGAAATTCTCAGTCTTGTTATAGGCGATGCGGGCAGCTTTATACACATCTTCCCGCATCGCCACCGCCCCAAGGGGCGAGGACAGATCGGCGCGTTTATCACTGGAACCCGTGGGCTTGTCGTTCCATTCCTCAGTTGTCATCATGTCATTCCCCCTTTGCCGCACGGAAGGCGGCGATTTTCAATTCCAAAATTGGCCGATGCATCCCCAAGCAGTCCAGAGTGCCCGCTGCTGCATCGGCTTCATCCGCCAGCCTGTCAGCCTCCGCTACCTGCGCCTCAAGGGCGGTGATGCGGTCGGCCAACTTGTCGCAAAAGTCAAAAAGCATCCCGGCTGCGCTTGCATCATCATCAGGCAATCGGTCTTTAAGGTCATCCCAAGCGTCTGTCAGATCACCCATTCCCCGCCTCCTTCGCATCCAGAGCGGCCAAGACGGCGCGGCCCATGATCAACTCGGCAATCTGATCAGGCCAAATCCACCAGACGGGGAATGCACCATCATCAGCGGCGCGCTGGAAATCGCCGCCATTCAGGCAACGCCTGCCTTTTTGGTCAAAACACATGGCAACAAAGTCATAGCCGCGCCAACCCTTAACCATCAGGTGCGACGTGTTGCGATACTTGGGATGCGATGTCAGGCAGCGGCTTGCACGGTTTACCCAGTCTTGATGGCATCGGAAGAATTGGCTGGGAACTGCGACAAATGGCGTCAACTTGGCGGCTATTTCGGCGGGGTCCATATTCATCCTCATGTGTTGCTGTTGTCAGTTCCGGCGCGGCGGCGATGGTGGGCTGTGGACGTGGCGGGGGCGGTCGGTCATTGATCCTTGCTCCTGTCCGGGCCGATGCCCATTGCGTACATCAAGGCGATGATCTGCGGGTCGGTCTGGTTCCGCGCCCATTCCTCGCTCTCGGCCTCGCTGGCATCGAACTCGCCATCTGCCACGCGGGCGGCGAACTTGGTAAAGCCGTGGCGGGTCAGTTCGGCGTAAAGCGCGGTCGGTCCGCAGACATGCACATCGGCATAATCGTCAAACTCGCCCGTTTCGGCGCGGACGGCCAAGGCTTCATAGACTGCTGCATTGGCGGCGTTTGCCTTGGCAGCCACCTCACGCAGGGCGGCGGCAAGGCGGGTTTTGGTGGGGGCGGTCATGGCTTGGCCTCCGTGCGGATGGCTGATGTCGCAAAGGCAATCTCTGTAGCGAGGGCCGGGTCGCAAAGAGTAGTCACGGCCTCGGCAAATGCCGCCCGTTCCGCCTCCACCGCCCGCGCCTTCTCGGCCTCGGCGGCGTCAAGGGCGGCGCGTAGGGCAAGGATCATGGTGGCAGCACGACTATGCGCCGTCACCCATTCTTTCGGCGGCAGTCGCGTTTCCTTGCAGGTCGAATTATGCAGGAACCGCAACCCATTGACTTCAAACGCAACCGCTTCCCGGCTGATGTCGATCTGGTCAGTCATGGCTTGGCCTCATTGTATATCCGCGCATATTCGTCTGACGTGATTGTCATTTGCGCCTTGCCTTGCAGTGGTTTGATCCAGTCAAAATCCCTATGAAGGTGCGGCTCAAAGTGAGGGTCAACCGGCCTGACAAGCGAACCTGTCACCTTGACCTTTGTATAATTGGCACCCGTGGCTTCCGTCATGTACACCCGCCAGTTATCCGGCAGGCCGCGCTTTTCACGCACGTATTTGCTGATAGGCGTGTCTTTCATGGCTTGGCCTCCAAGGCTGCGAGGGCGTCATCCCATTCGATCATTGCCCCCGTTGCGTTAAGGTCGCCGTCATCGGCTATACGATGCAAATGACCTCGCATCCGCTGCCCACATCCCACCAGCGCCGTCACCTCGGGCAGCCTCATGGCATGGGCAAGCAGGGCCGCGTGGTCTGGCGGTTCCAGTGCGGCGAGGATGCGGGCGGTGTAGTCGGCTTGGGCTAGTGCTTTTGCTTCATATAGCGTGTCAACTTTGGGTGGCGGCTCCATACCCTTCACGAAGAACACGCGGTTCTTCACGCGAATGTCGATGATGTAGGCCCGCCCAGTTGGTGGAGCAGCGATGTAGCCCATTGGGTGATGCTCCCACACCAGCGGCTTGACCACCACCCCAAGGGTCAATGTGTCGGCGCGGATGTATTCAACGCCTCCGGGGCCGGGTGTAAGCGGCAATGAGGCGTCCATCCAAACCCCGTGGGTGCCGTCGCCTGTGGCGAAAATCCGTTCAGGTCCGGTCATCATTCCCCCTTTGCCGCACGGCAGGCGGCGATTGCTTGGCACAACAGTCTAGGAGGTTCACCGTATGAAAACTCCAGCAACTCTGCGGCTCTATGAGCCGCATCCACCAGCCTGTCAGCCGCCGCTACCTGCGCCATAAGATGCGCATTCGCCCGGATCAGGTCGCTGATCTGCATGGCGTCGGCGATGGCAGTTGCGTTGGCGGCGTCCACCTGTGCCTCAAGGGCGGTGATGCGGGCGGCGGCATCCCGGCTTTCAGGGTCACCGCGCAGTCGCAGCCGCTCCACCAGATCACCCATTCCCCGCCTCCTTCGCGTCAAGAGCGGCCAGGACGGACAGGCCACGCACTTGCACGGCCAAGGCCAGAATGTCTGCGCCAAATGCCGACCCCGTGTGCCACATCGGGCGCATGGCAAAAGCAGGATTGGCCGGATAGTCCAGTTTGCACCTTTCATATTCGGCATTCGTCAAGTCGCGGAATGACCCCAAGTCGACCGGGCCAACCTGGATGAAATCGCCGCTGTATCTTTGGGTGTCTTGATCAAAGACGGAATAGCGCGAAACCTGAAGGTGCGCGGGCGTCAACTTGGCGGCTATTTCGGCGGGGGTCATATTCATCCTCATGTGTTGCTGTTGTCATTTCCGGCGCGGCGGCGATGGTGGGCTGTGGACGTGGCGAGGGCGGGTCATGCGGCGGATTCCATTGTGTAGGTGCCCCATTGATCCGCCCAAGCATCGGCCATACCGGGAAACGTCTTGCTGCGAACCTTCCACCGATCCGGGCCGGGGCTGGCACGGTGGATCATCGACCACGCCTTGTGTTCATCTGTGCCGGGTTTCGGCGGGGTCAGGCGGTTGGTGGGCACCAGCGGCGGCAGGCCGCGCAGGTAAAGCCCCGTTGCCTTGAATGCCCGATCACCGAACCACCAAGGCTGCACAATCTGCGGCTTGACCCAGCCCACAATCTTTTCGCGGGCATGGCCGTGCATGACCGGATTTTCCACCGCAACCCGCGCAATCGGCGCATTCAGGCAGGCGTTGAATAGGTCCGCGGCCTCGTCCAGTTCGCGCCACATCTGTGCCGTGGTCTTGCCGGGTGGCGGGACAGACAACCATCGCACCCCGGAATTGCAGAGCCTGGTGCATGGCGGGTTCGACACCAGCGCCAAGTCCCAACCCAGATGCAGCACGTTGCGGATGTCGTCTTGGATGTGCCGGTTGGTGGGCTTGTCTGCTGGCAACAGGTCGCATTGCCAAGCGTCATGGCCCCGCGCGAGGAAGGCATCGAGGGCCACGCAGGACGTGGCGCAACCGATCAAAACGCGAAGCGGCATCACCACCACCCAGCCCACATGCCGACTTTGACAATCACAGCGGCGGAGATGTTCAGGCCCGCATACATTGCGACCCCGGCGCAGATCCACCATTTCAGATCGTCAATCCATTCCCAGAAATCCGATGCAGGCGCGCCGAGCCGTTCCACTTCATCCTCGACCAGGATGCGGTACAGTTCGCCGTTGGCTGCCCAATCGTCATCGCTGGCGTTCATGCTGCCACCTTCCGCTTCTTACCCACCAGCGCCTCAGCATCCGCTTGGAACGCTTCAAACTCGGGCAGAGGCATCAGGTCGTCTGTGTCGTCTTGTGGGTCGCGGCGGCGTCCGCTGATGACCTCGGGCTTGTGGTCGCGGACTTCCTCGGTGAAGCCGAACAGGGCGTCATAGCCGGGAACGGATGCCTCGTTGAATGCGGCAACCATTGCCTCAGCGACGTGAGACGGCATGAAAATGGCGACGTACCCGCCGCACTCGGTCGGGAAGTGCAGCCACGAAGTCGTCGTGTCAGCCATCTTTGCGACCGGGGCCGCGTCCGTGTGAACCATGATGCAAGAACTCATTCTGCCACCTGCACGGCATCGAGCGTCACGGTGACGCAGAACAGGCTGCCATCCCTGAACACATGCAGGACATAGCCGCGGCCCTCGTCAACCGCCTTCGATGTGACGGCAATGGCCTGCGACAGCCGATCTGCGGCGGTCAGGGCTTTGATGTGAATGATTTCAGCTTGCATAGCGTGCCTCCTTTGCTGCGTCGTATCCCGCCTGCTCGCGGGGATCGTCGTCTTGCCATTCCGGGCGCATGTCATCGCAGACCTGCTCCCACCGCTTCACCGTATCCGACCCGACCCAATAGATTGCGTAGGTCCGATCCATCGGCAGATCGTCGCCGTAGCGGATCAGGCCAATCAGCCGGGGCGGATCGTCCATCATGAAGTAGGCGCGGAAATCTTCGCCGCCGTGGCTGAAGTCCAGTTCTTCCTCGGCGATGCGGACGAAGGCGGGTGTGATGTTGTTCATCTTCGCTCTCCCTGTAGCGTTTCTATGCGCAAACACTATGCGGAAACATTTTCCGCGTCAACGGAATTGTTTTCCTTGACCGAGCATCCTTGGCGTGTATTGTGGGCGCATGAAAACAGCATCCGACATCATCACATTCCTAGGCGGTCGCCAAGCGGTCGCTGATCTGGTCAGCGTCAAAATTGATGCCGTCCGCAAGGCCGAGGACGGCAACAAGCTGCCCGCCGCCTGGTACAACATGCTTGAAAACCGCGCAGGGCGGCCTCTGCCCCGCGATTGCTTTACCTTCAAAGGTGCAGCGTGAGCCTCGATAAATATCGCGCCTTCATCGCTGCCCGCGCTGGCAACACCTTCAAGACCGGCTTTGCCCCGCGTCCGCTAAATAGCGCCGTCAAGGTGCATCAATCTGCCGTTCTGGACTTTGCCCTGAACGCTGGCAAGTCGGCAGCGTTTTTGGACACCGGCCTTGGCAAGAGCCTCATTGAGTTGGAGTTCGCCCGCCAATGCGCGGATGAAACTGGCAAGCCATCGTTGATCCTGACCCCGCTTGCGGTGGCCGGTCAGATGGTTCGGGAAGGTCAGAAGTTCGGCATTGATGCCCGTCAAATCCGCGAACAGTCGGAAGTCGGCCAAGGCGTCATGGTGGCGAACTATGAGCGGCTTGCCAAGCTGGACCCGGCTGCATTCGGCGCTGTTGTCTTGGATGAAAGCAGCATCCTGAAAAGCTATGCGGGCCGCACCCGCGCCATGATCGAGGATGCCTTTGCCAAGACGGATTACAAGCTGGCAGCGACGGCAACACCAAGCCCGAACGATCACACCGAACTAGGCAACCATGCTGAGTTTTTGGGGGTCATGCGCCAGCAAGAGATGCTGTCGAAGTGGTTCATCAATGACACCGCGACGGCTTCGCAAGAGTGGCGGCTGAAAGGCCATGCGGTTGCGGACTTCTGGGGGTGGGTTGCGTCTTGGTCGCGTTGCGCAACCCTGCCGTCTGACCTTGGCGGCGATGATGCCGGGTATGTTCTGCCCGATGTAGATCGGCGCATCCACACCGTTGCAGCGGACCGGATGGCGAACATTGCCGAAGGCATGTTGTTCCGTATCCCTGAAATGTCGGCCACGTCATTCCATGAGGAAAAGCGGCTGACCCTGAAGCAACGCTGCGAAATGGCGGTTTCCCTTGCTTTTGAAGGGTTCCGAAACACGCTGGCAAGAATTGACATTGGAGATATCGAATGCCGTGGAAGCCAGAATATGCCGCTGCCCGCAAACAGCGATACCACGATGACGACGCAGAACGCGAACGGCGCAAATCCCAAGGCAGAACGCCAGAAGAAAACGCCGAATACATGCGGCAATACTACATTGCCAACCCAGAAAAGTTTGCCAACACTAAAGAGCGGCGAGACAGAAACAACGCCAATCGGCGCGCAAAATACGCATCCGACCCGGAATACGCAGAAAAAGCCAAATCCAGCGCCAAAAGCAGACCTGCTATATCCAGGAGGAACGGTCGCCTTAAATCAACTTATGGGATCACCCAAGTTGACTACGAGCGAATGCTTGCAGATCAGGGATCGGCTTGTGCCATTTGCGGCGTCAAGCATGAAGAAAAGCGCGGCAAAATCCTTCACGTCGATCATTGCCACGCAACCGGAAAAGTCCGGCAGTTGCTCTGCACCGCTTGCAACACCGCACTCGGAAAAATGCGAGACGATACCACAAGATTGCGCCGTGCTATCGAATACCTGGAGCGCCATAACGGCTGACCCGTGGCTGATCTATTGCGAGACAAATGACGAGCAAGACGCATTGGAAATGGCGTTTGGCAATCTCGCGTTTTCAGTGAGAGGTTCGGACGATCCAGACGAAAAAGAACGCCGCATCTTGGCATGGTGCGATGGTGAACGGCCAGTTCTGATAAGTAAAACAAAAATCGTCGGCTTTGGAATGAACTTCCAGCACTGCCGCAATGTGATCTTCGCGTCTGTCAATTTCAGCTACGAATCCTTCTACCAAGGCATTCGGCGGGTTTGGCGGTTCGGCCAAGGGCGGCAGGTCAATGTTCATATTGTGATCAGTGACACTGAATCATCCATTATTGAGATTATTCATACCAAGGCTGCCAAGCACGACGAAATGAAACGCCGCATGGCCGATGCGATGCGCAACGCACAATCAACAACATCACGCCGGGTCGCCTATGACAGGCCGCTTGATCTGGCATTCCCTGAATGGGTGAGGGCGGGACAATGAAACAGCCAGAATATCAAGGGGCCGGATGGGCGCTGCACAATTCGGATTGCATCGAAGGAATGCACGCGATGCCCGAAAGCAGCGTGGATTGTGCGATCTTTTCGCCGCCGTTCGGTGATCTGTTTGTCTATTCGGACAGTGAGCGTGACTTGGGCAACGCGGGCGGCGGTCAGAAGTTTCTGAACCAATACGCCTTCTTTGCCGATGCTATTGCCCGCGTCATGAAGCCTGGGCGGATGGTCTGCGTTCATTGCACTGATCTGCCCATGCGCAAGGGCCGTGACGGGGCTATCGGCCTGCAGGACTTCTCTGGGGATCTGATCAAGGCCCATACCGATGCAGGGCTGATCTATCATGGGCGCAGCACCATCTGGAAAGACCCGGTAGTGGAGATGCAGCGCACCAAGGCGCTTGGGTTGCTTTACAAGCAGATCCGCAAAGACAGCGGAATGAACCGGGTCGGGATGCCTGACTACATGCTGTTTTTCCGCAAGGACGGCGACAACCCAGACCGCATTGAACATTGCGCGCCCGGTGACACCAAAGAGGCATTGCGCATTGCCCGCAAATGGCTTGACGAAATGCACCGGCAAGGGCTGGCATCGCAGACCCCGCCTGATGATGTTTTGGCCGATCTGGTCAAGATTGCCGAGTTTGACGTTTACGAGTGGCAGAAGTTGGCAAGCCCGGTCTGGATGGACATTCAGCAGGGCAACGTTCTGAGCCGCATCAAAGCCGCTGGCGATGAACGCCACGTATGCCCGCTGCAACTGGACGTTATCGACAAATGCCTGCGGCTTTACAGCAAGCCCGGTGATGTTGTGATGGACCCATTCAACGGCATAGGCAGCACCGGCTATCAGGCAATCAAGCAATATCGCCGGTATCTCGGGTTTGAGTTGAAGCCGGAATATGCGCGCCAGGCTGGCAAGAACTTGGCCCAAGCCGAGCAATCGGTTGGCGATCTATTCGGTCTTGCAGCCGAATGACCACCTTTTCCCACACCGCGCGGGGCGGTTGTTCCTCCCACATCCCCGCCGCCTGTGGGGGTTTGAGTGCAAGCTTGCCCCCACTCTTTCATTCGGCATGGGGCCGGATCGGTGACGCAATGCGCGCCGCAACCAACCGCAACAGCGGTTTTGTATTGGACCCCAGAACACCCCCGGCGCGGACAGGCGCTAACCGGAAAACGCCGGGGGCAACCCATTACCGCATGAGCGGGCGTCCGAGCGGCACGGTTTGCCTGCGTGTGATCCAAGCGCCCCCGGCTATCCCAAATGTGCCGGGGGCCAATTCCATTGCCTGCGTGATCGGCGGACCCTCCCCCGCTTGAAGCTGTGACGCGGGGCACAGGATCACGCACCCCGCACTTCAAAACCAAAGGAGAGAGAACATGACGGAAGAAACTAAAATTGCAGCTAGGCTCATTTACAGAGCGCTTGCTGCCGCGCAGACGGAAATGGGGCCTGCGCTGAAGGATAGCACAAACCCCGCATTTAAATCCAAGTATGCGGATCTGGCCAGCGTCATGGCGGCATGTATGCCCGCTCTTAACAAGCACGGCATCGCGGTGATCCAGCCGATCTGCGACGAGGAAGGCAAGCGTTACGTCAAGACAATCCTCGCTCATGAGAGCGGCGATCAGCTTGAATGCCGAGTTGAGTTGATCCTCGCCAAGAACGACATGCAGGGCTATGGCAGCGCCGTCACCTATGCGCGCCGTTATGGCCTGATGTCGATGGCCGGAATTGCGCCCGAGGATGACGATGGCAACGCGGCAGCAAAGGCCGCGCCCGTGATTGATTCGAAGCCGGCGCCTTTGGGTGACGCATGGCGTGATGGTGTGCTGGACAGCCTGCCGCCTGATGCAACCCCGCGTCAAAGGGCTGAGGCGTTCGCCAAAGCAATCTGTGATGATGTGAAGGGCAAAGGCTTAAAGGCGCCGGACAACGGATGGGCGCGAC